CGGTAAAAGTTTCTGGCTCACCGTCTACTACTTCTAGGTTCTCAATGCTGTTTATGAACTGGTCGAGCGTTGCCGGCACGATGACGCCAGCGCGTTGGCTGGCCTCGTACGCCATATAGGCGAGGTCTTCCATGCCTACACCGCTGCCTAGGTCACTGGCGCGACGCTTAAAACGTCGTTCCCATGCGACAATGACCGCAAGGCTGGTGGTTACCTCGTAGGCATCTTCGTTTGTGCGTTGTACTTTTAGCCGTAATTGCATGTCGGGCTACCTTTCGGGTTGGTTGTTATCAGGTTACGTCTACGGTTAAGACCCCGCCGCGCACGACGATGTCCATGGTGGCCAAGGTGCCTAAAGAAGCATTCATGACCGGAAGCGTTTCTAAATAACCGCCCGATAAAACGAAACCCGGATTGGTCGAGGTGTATGTACCGGGTGTCATTGGCGCAGCTGGTGAAACCGTAATAGTCGCAATTTGTGTGCCTACCAATGTTGACAAGGTAATCCAAGACTCGGACGCTGCATAACTCGCATACATCGTGATGGTGAGCTCGTTATTTTGCAGGCCAGCGGTATAAACGCGAGCAGAGCCACCAAAAGCAGTGGACTCTAAAGCCTCAAGTGTCTGATTAAGTTGCACGCTTGTGCACTGGTCTGACAAGTCAACCGCGCCGAAAAGCACGTTTGGATTTGATAGGTAAGTACTTGTTGCCATGGGGTTTACTCCTCGGGTGTTTCTTCTAGTTCTGTTTTAGCAGATTTTGCGGGCTTAGTGTGTGATTTCTCGACAATGAAACCGCCAGCCAAAAGGTAAGCGACGTCGTGGCCGTCTGGGTTAAAAGGTTCGCCGACAATGCCGACTCTGGGACTGTTTACTACGTACATATTTTCCTAACCGGTTTGTGCCTGCATGGCGATGGTCAAGTCGTAGGCCGGATACTCAGCACCACCAATAATGGCGATAGTTGGGCGGCCGTCCTGCACACCAACTTTAGCGCCAATAACCTTGGCGGCAAGGTTCATAAGTGACCGTTGCGCGTCTAAGTTGTTTGGGCCAAGAGTGATGCAGCGCACTGGAAACAACATTTTTACGATGTTGAAGTTAAACGCCTCGAATGTTGGCGCGTCAATGAAAACGCACGGGGGGCACAAATTGCGTGGGTCGTTGACCACTTGAAGCCCGCTAACTGCCGTGAGCGTTGCTACTAAGTCGTCTAGAGCCTCGTTAAAGAGGTCTGTAAAGGTCACTGGCATGCGCTAGGCCACTTGCGGTCTGTCAATGCCAAGCAGTTGTTTTATGACGCCTGAGAGGCCTGTAACGGTTACCGCGCCACCGTCGCCAAAACTGGCGAACGAGTCAATAGACCCGCGCTGGCGGTACAACATGCCGCCGTACTGAATGGTGCCAAGCGTTACGTCACCACTTGGGCTAGTGCTTGGGCTATCTATCCAGCCGGACTCTTGACGTCGGCGAAACGCAAAAGCGTTTGCAGCTGACGCGCACTGCGTTAAGAATGTTGTATCGGCGACCGTAGCGGTACCGATGCCTAACCAGTCTTCAATTTGAGTAGCGGTAATCCAAGTGCAAACTGGCGCGTAGGTAAGCGTGCCGGTTGCTGCGGTGCGCTCGACGTCTGCCGCCGTTAAAGCAAACAAGACTTGGTTTTGTATCGGCAAGTCGTAGTTATAAAGCAGGTCGCCGTATTCGTCTACGCCTAAGTAATAAAACTGTGGGCAAGCATAGACAGTGCGCGTACCGTTGAATGTTGCGTCAACGGCCGCGACTGTAATGCTGTCGCCGGGCTGTACCAGCGCGTTAGTGAGCAGTTGCAAAACGCCGTAGTTATCTACGATTTGCTTGTGCGTAATTGTGTAGACCGCCATGGCGGATAACCGCCTTTCGGGTTATGCGTTTACGAGTTTGACGAACTTGGTTGCGTCTGCCATGAAGACAGCTGCGTAACCGCGGAACGCAATAGTGCGGCCAAGCGTGCTTGGTACGTCCACTGAAATTGCGCCTTTCATCTGCTCGTAGAACTCGAAGCCCGCGGCTGCACCAGCGGCGTGACCAACTACACCAGACAGTGTGCCGGTTGTGGTTCCGCCAGCCATGTTTTTGTCAACTACAAGCGACAAGCCCAATGGGTTGCCGTTCCATGAAGTTGCTGACTGTGTGCCTGCCGCGTTGTAGCCACCAAGTCCGGGTGCGCCGACAAATGGGAAAACTGGTCGGTTGTCGCCGTCTACGGCCATACCAAGTTTTGCCCAAGTTACTGGCGACACAAAATAGTGTGTCGGCAAGTAGTTACTTGAGTTTGAGATTTGGTATGCAGCGCCGTAAACGGCCTCAACGATGTCTTGGCCCGAGAAACTGGCCAGCGTTTCGGTTTGTGTGGTCTGTGCCACCATTTGGTCTACTGCGTAGTTATCGGTTGCTTGGCCGTAGGCGATTGCCAACTGCTCAAGAATGATGTTGACAGACGCGGGGTCGCTCCACGAAATATCTTGTTCGGAGACGGTCACATATGTACCAAACGTGAGCTTGCTGATATCCGTGTTAGACACGGTCACGGTTGACGGGTCAAGCGCGTTCAGCTGGCCAGTTGGCTGCTGTGTAACGGTCGGGCGTACCGTAATTTTTGGGCGGCGGAATGTTGCACCAGCGGTCGGCATCGCCTTAGTCCCGATGGCACTGACAAAAGGCCTAATGGGGTTCAGCGAGTCGTACACACTCCCGGTGATAATTTCGGGCAGGATACCGGGTGTATCGCCCGTTGTAATATCTGGCGCAGCTGCTTTAATGCGTGCGTTCATTTCAGCAAAAACGCTGCCGCCAATTGACATAGCTGCGATGTATTCGCTAGGTGCTGGCAACTTGAATTGTGGTTTAGCAGTTGCCCACAAAGGAGCTGTAGGTGTTGATGCCTCTACTGCTGGTGCTTGGTTTTCCATGACGGGTGACTCCTCTGGGGTTTCTGTTGTTTCTTCTTCGGTTTCGTTCTCGTCGGTGTCGGGTTCCGTCTCTACTGATGTTATATCAGACTGTGCAGCAATTTGGTGGATTTTCGCATCGGCAAACGCGCCTTCGGAAACCATGCTTAATTCTGACCAGATAGCGGCGGTGACGTGCATAACGCCGTCTACCATTGTCCACTCTGTCGGGGTCGCGCCAACGCTTACCGAGTCAAGCACGCCGTCTTGGGCAAGTGTAAGTGCCTCGTCGCCAGCGTTGGTGGCTGAGATACGCGCGGCGAACATGACGCCTTCGGGTGTTTCTACGCGCTCGGTCACAATGCCAATGGGCTTTGTCGAGTCGTGGTACTGCATGAGTTTTGGCGCGGGGCCGTCAACTGGCAAACTGCCTGGCATAAAAAGTACTTCTTGCCCAGTGCTGGTACGTGCGGCCACGTTATATGGCGCGGCTAAACCGTAAATTGTGCGCTTAGGCGTAGCGCCTTTAGCGGCCTCGACAGTAAAAGAGCTGGGGGTAAACCTAATCATTTGCGTACCTCGGGGTTTCTATTGTTGTTTCTGTTTCTACGTCGGCGCCGCCTAGGTAGGACTCGCTTAGGTATTCTTCTACGTCAAACTTAACGTAAGTGCCATGGGGTAGCACGTTGTCACTTGACAAGGTTTCTGCGATGCAGTCGATAAAAGCCTTGGCACCAAATAGGTAAAGGTCTTCGCGTGCACCTCGGGACGTGGTGTATTGGTAACTGCCTTGGTCAATACCAGCCAAGTAGTTGGGGATATTGGCGGCGCGGCAGAGTTCGCGGGCTTGGAAGTCGCGGGACTCGACAAGCAACATTTTGTCTGGGGTCGCCGTGGTGGCCTCGTATGTCAAGTACTCGTTTAGTGCTGCCGTTTGGTTTGTCATGCGCGCGGCGTTAAAAGCGGCTGCCATGTCGGCTAGTTCTTGGCCGCTCAAAGGTTCGCCACCAACTTGGCGCAAAACGCCCGCAGGTATGGCCGACTCAGCATTGCGTCGTGCGCTGGCCTCTAGCCGTAAAGCGGTGGTGATGGCTTCGCTCGACGTGTAAAGCAAACCTTGTACCGGGCTAAGAAACTGCACAAGGTTTTCGGACTCGATAGGCAAACCCGAAAAGAAAACTTGGTTAGACGGCCCAAACCATACGGGGCCGGCTTGGTCTTGAGTGGTGACCATTGCAGCTGGTAGGCGCTCAAATGATGCGGGGTAACCGTCGGCGGTACGCGATTTTATGTACCAGAAGGCTCTTCCGTACATGAATAAATCATCGAATGTAAAACTTAGAATAAAGTTATTTGTGACGTTTGGGTCTATACGGCTGAGCCATGCGCGGGGGGCAAGTGGCACTTTTTCTAATTCTTCGCCGTTCCAAATGTCGCGGTACATCTCTAATTTAAGACAGCCAATGACGCTGGCCATAAGGTCGCGGGCGCGTGAGACAGTCGGGACGCGCATAGCAATTTGTCGCATTTCGCCGTTTGTGTAGGCGTAGAAGTTATTAATTTGGGACGCGCCAGCATTACCGCCAGAGCCATAGCCCACGGCGGCTTTTATCTCGGGGTCTACTGACGTGCCTACCGCGGCAACTTTGTTACGTCCAAATAAAGCCATGTGGATATCTTGCCATTTCCTATGTGGGTAAATGTGGATAACCGACCAAATCCCGACGAAATGGCCGGCTGTCCACAAGTGAGTGTACTACCTGCTGATAACAAGTAAAGGCTTGCCGGCAGAACTTGGGCGCGACTCTAAAGCGGCGGCCCATACCATGCACCGGGCTAACTCAATAGGCCCCGGACTGCGGGTAGAGCTAAGCGCCACACTGCCTTGATGTTTAATCATTACGGCGCGCTCGACATGCTCGGCTAATAGTTTTTCGCCAGTTTGCCCAATGCGGTTTTCTACGATTAGTGACCGTACCGCAAGAGTCCATTTCAGTAGCTCGCGGTAGCCAACAATGGTGCGGCGGCGCTCATGCTTGGGCGGGCAATGGGTTTCTAGCACTGGCGTTATTGCAATGCGCAG